GTCTTTTGCGTCATGCCTCGCCCAGATTTTGACCCACCCCACTTGATGCCGGGGCGGGGTCAGCCGCGTTGGAGTCGCGCACCTCGCGACGAGTTGCATGACCGATGTGCCGGGGCAAGCTCGGGGTGGTCGGGTCCGTAGATGTGATCGGCTGTCCATGGGTCGTCGGGTCGTGGGCCTTCGCCGCATATCCAGCAGTGGGTTGCGGTCTCTCTTACGTGTCGAGCCCTGGTTGGGTAGTCACCTTTGTAGTGCTCGCGTGAGGTGTTGCGGATGGCTTGTCTGCGTCCTTCGCAGGTTGGGCAGCGGGAGGGTTGGGTGGTGAGTCGTCGGCAGCTGAGGCATGGGCGTTGAATGGGCATGGGTGGTGGAGCTGCTGGGAGTCGAACCCAGGTGTCCTTGCAGGTAGGTCTTGCCGGTCAGCCCCGTGGGTTTAGATGTTAGCCCATACCTGTTTTTGGAGACAGGACATGGGTGTGACTACGTCACACACCCTTGTCCCCATGTCTGGCAAAGGTTTCAGGAAGTGTGTCCCTGAGTGCTGTCCCCATGTTTGAGGGTTAGGCGAGTGGGTCGCGGAGTCGGTTTTGGGCGATGGCCCGTAGTGCTGGTGACCATCGGTTGTTCTTGGCTTTGATGCCGCGTGCTCTGGCTTGGGTGCGGAACTGTTGTGAGTCTTCTTGGACTGTGCCGGGCTTCAGGTCGGGGAAGGCTTGGAGGATTCGTGCGGCGAGGTTGTAGGTCTCTTCGGTGAAGGTTTCTAGGGTTTCTTTGAGTCGGATGGGGTTGTGGTCTTCTTCAAGTTGTTCTTCTACGAGTTCTACTTCGACGGGTGCCCAGCCGATGCGTGAGAAGACTCGGGTGAGTTTGATGGTGTGGCCTTCTCGTTGGAGGTGGTAGACGATGTCGACGTCGTCGTTTTTGGCTGATGAGCCTCGTTGTCCTTGGGTTTTGCCTTTGTCTTTGCCTGCGTGGTCGGTGCGTAGGAGGGCGATGCCTGCGCCTTTGAGGGCTAAGCCTGTGGTGCGTGCGAACTCGCGGTAGGTGTCTGCTGAGTTCTCTTCGCCTTCTACGGCTCGCCCGGTGGTGTCGATGACGACTACCTGGGCTCCTGTGAGTTCTACGAGCTTCATGACGGCTGCTGCGCCTTCGTAGGTGTTGAGCGGTGGTAGGGATGGGATGAGGGCGTAGTGGAGGTGGGTGAGGTTGTCTTCTCTGGTGTAGCCGAGGTTGTCTAGGCGTTCCATCAGATCGGCTGCGGTCATTTCGTAGTCGAGGTACAGGACGTGGACTGGGTCTTGGGCTGGGCGGCCGAAGATGGGTTTGCCTGTGGCGAGTGCTGCGACGCAGGCTAGGGCGATGTAGGACTTGCCTTCTTTGCTGACGGCGAATAGTGCGGTTTGGCGTCCGCGTGCGATGAGTGGGTAGGCGATCCAGTCTTCTGCTTTGTGGTCTTGGTTCCAGAACTCTTGCCAGTTGACGAGTTGGGCTAGGAGTTCGTCGGGTGTGCTGGTGGTGATGGTCGGGTTGTAGTTCAGGTATTCGGCGGCGGCTTGTTTCCATGAGCCTTGGTGGTGGCGTTGGGCGTGGTATCCGAAGCGTGAGTATCCGCCTTCGGGTACGGGTGCGTTGCTGGAGAAGACGATGAGTGCGTCGTTGCCGTTGTGGTTGAGGCTGGCGGAGATGCCTGTGGTTTTGCCTGGTCTTCTCCAGTATTCGGTTCCGTCGGTGCCTTGGTAGACGTAGGTCCATCCGTCGTTGGTGAGGATGGTTTGCCAGTTGGTGGCGTTGTTGTAGCGGGTGGAAGGTGAGTTGGGGTCGGTGAGGAAGATGTCGCCGTCTGCTGGGCGTGTGCGGTCTATTTTGGGTTCGGCTGTGAGTCGTTTGATGAGCCAGTCGGGTGCGTCGGCTGGGAGGATGTCGGTGATGCTGTAGCCCTCTTCGAATGCGTAGGGCTTGCCGGTCGGGTGGATGGTGGGTGGGGCTAAGACTTGGCCGCCATCGCCACGTATGTCGAGCCCTGGTCCGAGTCGTTTGCCTGCATCGTTGCGTATGGCGATGGGTGTGGTGAAGTAGAGATGTCTTCCACCGGTTGGGGTGAGGACGGTGACGGTGTCGGGGAGTTTGCCGTGTTCGGCTTCTAGGTCGGCGAGTGTGTCTGATCCTGATTGTTGTGGGTCGTGTTCGTCTATGTCGAGTACGAACACTTGGCGTGCGCCTGCTCGCCCGGTGCAGATGCCGACTCCCCAGTCTTTGTAGGTGGTGGTGAACCATTCGGTGACGGTGGCGGGGTTGCTGCTGGCGATGGTTTGCCATGCTTCAATACCAGCAGGATATTTCTCTCCTGGTGCGATTGGTATGACTCTGATGCCGCGGCGTGCGTACAGCAAAGCGTGGTCTAGGACTGACATGGCGGGTCTCCCTGAATTGTTTAGATAGTTAGGTTAGTGGGTTAGCGAACTCTTCAAAGCCTGGCAGTACGGGCTTGATTTCGTTGAAGTCAATCGGCTCAAAGTCTGTCTCGTCTTCGTCCCATGGATCGGTATGAAGTATTCCGCCGACTCTGCGTTCTTGAGCGCTCTTTAGTAAGTTGTGATGATTGCAAAGAACTTGAAGGTTTGGTGCCACACGTGACCAAAATTCTTCTTGATTGTTATAGACCCATTTTGAATTAGTTTCTCTTACATGAAGTTTCAATAGTGGGTCAATGTGATCAAGAGCAAAGTTGCCAGCAAGGTCTTGTGGGTATCGCATGTGGCAGCCTGGCCACACGCAACCGCCAGCAGCCAACATTATTGAGTGTCTGATTTCCGCACCTTTTTTAGTTCGCTCTCTTGATTGTTCCCGTCGGCAGCCATAACATGTTCGGAATTGATTTGATGTTTCTTTACGAAGTATAAAGTGCGACGCTGGTTTTATCTTGTTGCAATCAGGGCAAAGACCTACTTCCTCACCGTTGTCGTTTGTGAATAATGTTCCCATGTCAGTTGTTGTCCGTTGGCTGGTCAAACCAGTCGGGCCAGATGGCTGATGGGTGTAGACCGAGCCGTGTGGCGATCAAGTCTGCTTGGTTCTCACTCAGCATGGCTTCGTTGGTGCGCCACATCTCTAGGCATCGTGGGGTGCGGCCGATGAGTTGTGCAGCGTCGTTGAGGTTGGCGGGTAGGAAGCGGAACAGTCGGCTGGTGCCGTAACGGGTTTTGGTTGCCCGCCCCATCACCGCCCTCGAATCTTGTGCAGCCACGTCTTGTATTGCTCTTCGTTCATCCAGTCGTCATCGCCCCATGAATAGAACTGTTCTTTGGCATGGTCGTTCATGGCGGTGATCCAGAAGAACGCTTCGGTGTCAACGGTTGCTTCTTTCCATTTGGTGCCGTCGTCGGTGGCGTAGCGGTATCGCACGACGAAGAACGGCAGACCGGCACGGTCGGCAAGGTTGATGAGTGCCTTCATGTTGGCGTCAACATAGATGGTGCCGTTGATGTGTCGGTACTCGATCAACGCCTGGGCGATGCTGCGGTCGTATTCGCACAGCAAGAAGTCGATGTCTACTGCTGGGACGTTGTGTCCCCAGGTGCGGTGCTTGAGGCTGATGATTTCGTCGCGGCGGTTGTTGCGTTCGTTGGCTGACATTGTTGTTTTCCTTTGTTGAGTGTGGGCGGGTTCGGGAACCATTCAGGCCAGATTTGGCATGGATGTTTTCCGAGTCGTATTGCGTAGTGGTCTGCTTTGTATGGGTCGAGTATGACGTTGCCGGTGCGCCACCGTTGGACGCACGCTCGGTTGGTGCCGAGGCGTTCAGCGATGACGTTCGCCCAGGTGCCCTCCTCGAACTGGTCGAGGAGGGCTTTGGCTGGGAAGCCGTCTTTGCGGACGCCTTTGGTCACCAGTCGCGGCTCAATGCTTCGTTGTCGTACACGTCGTCGCCCCACAGTTCACGGAAGAACTGTTCGGTGGTTTGTTGACGCATCGCACCGATCTTGGCGAGCGGGACGGTGACTCGGATGTATTCGCTGACTGCCTGGACGGTGGTGATGTCGGCCGGGTCGATGTTGGTTTCTTCGATGAAGCATTGCATCGCCGAGTCGACTTGGCTGCCACCTGCGGCGATGATGATGTCACCGGGTGTGTCGTCGTCGTAGTCGACACGGGTGACACCGAGCGCGCCGTTGGCGTGCAGGATGTAGATGTTGCGTTTCATTACTTGTTCTCCTTTGTGAGTGTGCGGTTGACGATGGATAGTGCGAAGGCGAAGCCGAGGAAGAACATGGTCATTGTGAGTCATCCTCTTCTTCGTTGCCTTTGCTGGGGTGGAATGGTTCGCAGTTGAGTGTGCGCCATCCTTCCATCTTGAACTCGTTGTCGCGTCGGATGAAGCGTGCCGATTTGAACTTCGGTGGCTGCTTGCCTTTGCGGTTGCGGGCCGTGGCGTAGTCCTGCATCGCCCACCAAATGTTGTCGAATCCGCCTTGTACCAGTGCTGAGTACAGCTTGTCGGCGAGTTGCTGCTCACCAACAAGTTGACGTTTCAGCACGTCCAACTTCTTGCGTTCGTTCGGGGTCATTACCTTGCTCCTGTGTTCTGCACACGATGAGGGTGTGCTCCTTGCTAACGGGCGTCAGCAACGCAAACCATACCACGGTTCACCGTGTCAGCCGTGCACCTCGACAAGATTTTTTTTCATGTCGACCGGCTGGTCGCCGTGTCGTGTGCAGGTGACGACGGTGGCGTGGATGTAAAGAGTTATTTTATTTTCACATCGTGGGCATCGCCACGTTATTCGTCGTCGTCGGTCTCTTGTTCTCTGGCGATCCATGCGTTGGCAATCTTTACTTTCTGGATGTGGGATACCGCTTCGCAGAGTCCGATGGTTTCGGCTGCGGTCTGGTTCTCCATGCATTGGATGTAGAACGACTGGTCGGAATCTTCGTCCTCGACTACGGCTATGAGCACGTACTTGATGCACCAGCCTGAGCCGGTGGTGTTCAGGTATTGCTCGATGGGGTCAGTCTTCTTCGTCATCGCCACCGTCGCAGCATGGGTTGGTTGGTAGCGGGTTGCAGGCGCATGGTCGGTTGGGGTCGCGTGTCATCTGCGTTCAAGCGTAATTGGTGGCGACCAGGTCGCTTCCCAATGTCGGCCTGGCTTGAACGCGATGGTGATTTCACCTTCGGCGTTCAGGGTGACGAGGATGTGTACGCCGCCTTGGCGGTAGGCGTCCATGATGTCGGTGACGTCGGTGTGGGTGATCCAGCGTGCGTGGTTGTCGTGGTCTGCCAGGACGGTGACGAACTTTGGGTCGGCGATGGTCATTGGCCGGCTCGTAGTCGGTTGGTGATTTCGCTGATGCGGTCCTCGCTGTATTGGTGGGCCATGCTGAGGCAGCCGAGGTAGCCGGCTGCGTCAACTATCGAGTCATGGTGCCAGTCGCCTTGTTGCATGTTGTGTGCCATGCGTCCAAGTTTGACGCAGACCATGAAGGTGATGGCTTGTTGGACGGTGAGTTGGATGCCGGTCATTGAGTAGAACAGTTCTTTGACTCGGTAGTAGTCGTCGAATGGGTGGCTGTAGGTCTGTTGGCGTGGCCCGTTGATGAGTTCGTGGGCTTCGGTGAGTATCTCGGAGCCGTTCACAGTTCAACACCTTGGGCGATGTGGATGCGTAGCCGCTCGACCGTGGAGGTCAAGTGGATGATGTGGGTCTTGTGCGCGTCAAGTTCGTGCATCGCTGCGTTCAATGAATCTTCCAGGTTGTCGCGTTGTTCGGTGACGGCGGCAAGTGCGGTGGACAGTTCGCTGATGCGCAGCTGCGCCTCTTCGTTCATCTGGCGTAGCGCGTCGGGGTCGTAGGTCATTTCTTGTTTCTCCTTGTGAGTTCGGTTTGTAGGGCTTTGATTGTGGCTTCGAGGCGATCTACGTCAGCCGGGCCGACGAACAGTCGTTGGAGGAACTCAATCGCGTCTCGGATTTGTTTCTGGGTCATACGTTCTTTCTAGTTGGTTAGGGTTCCGCCCTGGCTGACGCAGGGCCAGCCAGAGCAGAACCGCACATTCAACGGCAATGATGCCGAAGAGAATGATTACCACATTTCGGCTGAGGCATCCTGAACAGGTGCTTCAACCTTGGCGGCGTACAGTTTCGGTGCGTTGAACGCAGCCGACTTCTTTTCACCGTCACCCGTGTAACGCACGCTCAGCGTGGCACCGACCAGCGTTTTGACACCAGCCTTCTCTGCTGCTTCGCGTACTGCTTTGACCATCTGGCCGCGAACCCACAGGTTTGATGCACCGGTTGGTGTGTCGAGCGTGAACACGAACACGTATCGCTTGTCGCCGTTGTCGTACAGCTTCGGGTTCCCTGCCGGGTCTCGGTCTTCCAGTTTCGTCACCTCGGTAACGACACCTGTGTGGGTGTCACCTACCTTGGCGAACTTGAGTGCAGGCAGCTTGGGGCCGCCTGCGGTTGACTCCATGAAGTCATCGGACATTGCGTATCTCCTTCGTTGTGAATTGGTTGCTTACTGGGATGTATTGCAATTCGACTCGCCCTGCGTAGATGTCTTGGAAGGTTGACCAAACACGTTCGGCATCCACCCAGGACAGGTCCGCGAGTGCGAGCCCTGCATTCTTGTATTGCTTGCCGGTGCGAAGCGTGCAGATGCTTCGTACCAGATCTTTGTCAATGTGACGTTCTTGTTCTGCTATCTCAAGCAGGATGCGGGCGATGCCGACGCGGCGTGCGGTCGGCGGGTTCATGGTGATGGCACCGAATGTTTCGTCGGCAATCTCACGGATGGTTGCCTGGCATGTCGGGTCGATGTCGGCGAAACGACGCTTCAACACTTCTACGTCGCGTTCGCCGACAAGGCCACCTTCAATCTTTCGCATGTCGTGTTCCTCCTGATTGATGTCGTGTGTGTCTCGGCTGGTCATTTCTTGACCGGTTTCTTGGCGGCAGGCTTCTTGGCTTTGGTTGGTTTGATGGCTGGTGGCGGTGTCTCGTTGTTCTTCAAGAACGGTGCCGAGAACTCGGTCTCCAACTGATCCAAACGAATCATCAGGATGTCCAACTGTTCTTCATCCAAGTCGGGCAACTTGACGCCTGGTGCGGGCCATTGACGCTTCAGCAGGTCTTGTGCTGCGGCTGGCAGGTTTTGGATGCGTTGGAGTGCGTCGGTGCGGTTGAGGTCAGGTGCGGCCTCGGCAACGGGCGGTGCTGCCGAAGCCCCACTTGCGTGCACTTTGATGTGCAGGTCTTTGCGTTTGCGCCAGGCGCGAACTTCCATTGCCATCTGTGCTGCTTCCCATCCGGCAACCAAGTCCACTTCGTACAACGCCAACTCGCCTTTGCCCGCAGGCAGGTGCAGGATGACGCCACGTGTCTTGTCAATGTCGGGCAGGTCGGTGCAGGTTTGGGTGCGCCAGTCGTAGATGTATTCGGCGTTGGCGTACATCGCCATCTGGACCGCGATGGCGTTCATCGCATAGTCGATGGAGCCCGTCTTCAAGTCCATGACTTGTTTCTTCTTGCGTGTGTTGAATCGGGCGATGCGGTCGGCGGTGCCTGCGTACTCGTACTTCTCGTTCACGAGCAGGATTTCCACAAAGCGTGGGTCGATGATGACGCCGTGCTTGACCATGCCAAGCAGGTAGGCATCAACATCAATCTGCAGACCGGGGAGGATTGCTGGTTGTTGGCCGAGGTCCAACGCCTGGGTGAGTGAGTGCAACGCGGTTCCGATGTTGGCTTTGCTGGATGCGCCTGCTGCTTCGATTGCTTGTTGCACGATGCGATCCAACGCACCTTTGTCTTCAAGTGCTGCTGATGCTGCGACGAGTAGGTCGTTGCGATGCACCAGACCTGTCGCAGTCATGCGACCCTTCCATGCTGTCAGTGCACCTTCATCATCCAAACATTTGGCGATGGTGGTGACACGCGGGAAATATGTTTCTTTTCCGCTGCGTGTTTTGATGCGGTAGCGACCCCATCTATCTTTGGGTGCTTCACCGGTCGTGAAATCGTCGTTGGCGGGCATTTCGTTTTCTCCTTGATGTTGTGGGCTTACTGGGATTCGTATTCGTACCTTATCGGTTCGGTGTGGGTCGGTCAAGCATCGCTAGAAGCTCGGCCCAAACCTTGGCGGGGAGGACAGCATACCAATCGTCCACGTCTTCGGACCCACGCCGTTTGATGATGACGGCACCAGTCCATGCGCGAGCGTTGGCCATCTCGGTTTCAAGCTCTCGAATGTAGCCAGGCAGGTCAAACTTCTTTTCGGCTTTGACTTCTACGCAGACGCCTGGGATGCCGTCAATATCGCCACGGTCATCGGTCCACCCGGCACGGCTGCGTTCGGCGTGAACCCAACCGAACGTGCGTAACCATTTGGCTACGAGCAGTTCGGCACGGTTGCCTTTGCGTTTATTTGGATGAGCCACGAAGCCTTATCCTACGACGCCACTCACGACGCCTTTCGGTGGTGGTGAGTCCACCCCACACACCGATCTCGTCGTGGGCGAGTGCGTGTTCCAGACAGTCGATGCGCACCGGGCAACGCACGCAGTATGACTTGGCTTCGATGACGAGGCGTCGCACGCCTTCTTCAAAGAACAAGTCGCCTGATGCGCCGTAACAAACCGCTTGGCGATACCACTTCGGCATGGAGCCGATGTAGACGTTGTCTTCGTTGTTCCAGTTAGCGATTGGTTCGTCGGTCATGACGCTCCAATGCGCGTTTGATTCGGTCGCCGTTTTCTTCTTGAACGTGTTGGCTGTACCAGCGCACGAGCACGACGACACCACCGACGATTGTTGCTGCGAAGAATACCCACTCGTACAAGTGGTAGTCGCCTTTGCGTTCGTCGGGCATGAACGCCCACATCAATATCCATCCTGCGAGTAGCGGTGCTACCACAAGTATCTTTTCCATTGGTTTCATTTCCAGCCTCCTTTGGTTGGTAATAGAACCGTAGGGCATCAGTGACTCAAAGTGTTGGATGCCAGTTTGTGGGTGGTCCACTGCTTCCAGCCGCCCACCCGCCAGACCTCGAGCCCTGCCCGCAGGTTGGTGGCCGGGTCCATCAGGTCGTCGCATGTCTTGACTATCTGCATGGCTTGCAAATAGCCGTCTGGCCAGTATCGGTTCGGTTTGCACCACGAAGTCGTGTGGAGCTGCATCAAAGAATACGACTTGCCCTGATCTCCCTTGATATCGGCGATGCAACGGGACTCGAAGTAGATGACCGCCGCGACCATTGGCAGCTCTTCTTGGGGCCACCCGACCTGATAGGCGATGTCTAGCCATCCTGGGCAGGATTCGCCTGCCGCCCGTTGGCGATGCGCCAAGGATGGCTCCAGACGCATTGGGAGCGTTTCTGAGGGCTGGTTGAGGGTGGTTGGGGTGGTTGGAGCCCTCTTCTGTGGGGCGTCCGCAGCGTGCGCTGGGATGAGTCCGACGATGGCTGCGATGGCGAGGATGGCTCCGATGGTGATGGCTCTCATGGGTGATGCCTTTCGTTGAATAACCGCACAGCCAAGGAGGAAACTGTGCGGGGCCGTCGACTCCTGACGCCCGCCGAGGCAGAGGACTGACCAATGCCAAGCATAGTGGACACCTCCTTGGGATGTCTAAGTTGAACCCTACCTGAAGTCGGTGGGCAGCACAATCTTGATTTTGACGACCATTCCGACCGGGACGCACAGCACGCCGTCAACGGAATCGTCAACGCCGATGCTTTGAGCCACGACCACATGGTCGGGTTTGGCGTCTGCCATCAGCCACCCGATGGTTCGCACGATGTACGGCTCCTGATCTAGTTCTGAAATGTCCATCCAGGCGTTCTCGGCGTGGGCGTCAAGCCACGTCAATTCAACGATTTTGGCGTCTCTCAGGTCAGCCATACGACGTACTCCGCGGTGACGATGCCCCGTTCAGGGTTGACGAAATGTAGGCGTTGGGATGGTTTGCCGGTGGCGGCCACGAACTCTTTTGCATATTCGGAGTCTGACTCAACGCTGCCACTCACGAAGACCCGACCACCGTTGGCAAGGGTCATGGTGATGTTCTGGTGGTAGTGGCCCATGTAGCAGTCGCCGAACTCGCCGATCACACCTGATGCCCAGGCGTTGACCTTGCGCATGATGCCGAACGCAGGTACGTTCCCACCGAACGACTTGACTTCGTCGCCGTGAACCAAGAGCACGTGGTAGTTGCCGATAGCGAATCGTTGATACCAGGCATCGGAATGCTGCCAGATGGCGGGGATGTCTTTGCAGCGGTCCTGAGCGATGCGGTACGCCATGCGGTCCACGTTGTCACCGGCATACGTGCCGTCACCGTAGCGGCCCAACCTGCCGTGGTTGCCCCACTCACACACCACCCGAATCGGTTTGGCGAAGTTCGCCTGCAGGGTGCGCACCATGCGCTCGATGATGCGGGCAGTCTCAAAGAGCTGCTCGAACAGATGTGCTTCAATCTCCCACACTTGGGTGGGGAACACGTTGCCGCCACCCTCCACCATGTCGCCACCCAACATCAGGACACATTCGTCCACCGGGTGGTCTTTGCGTTGGATGTCGGTGAGGCTGATGACCTTGTCGGTGAACTCGGCTATGCGACGGTCGCACACCTCGATGTTGTACGACGAAGTCTTTTTGCCTAGTTGCCAGTCGGTGGCGTGAACCAACGCCACCTCATGCCCTTTGCGTCGCTTGTCCACGGCAGGTCGCTTGACAGCGTGTCCTCGACCGGAAGCCTTGGCGGCCTCGTACGCCGCCTGGTAGATCGCTTGGACGATGTCGTCGGTTCGCCGCTTGTTGCGGGCCGCTTCGGCTTGCGCTTTCTTGAGGAGCCGTTGGAGTTCATCTACCTGCGACGCTTCCTCGTACTCGCTCACGATTTCGCCAAATCTTGTCTAAGCCGTGCAATCGCCGTGTACGAGATTGCGAACCCTTTGTTCTTGATAACGCGATGAATCACCGCATTCGTGATGCTGGAATCTTTTGCGGCTTTGATGAGGTCTTTCCAACCTGCATCACCAAGGAACTCACGCAACCGCTCATCGCGTTTATTTGAGTTTGGTCTTTTGTCCGCTTCTTGCCTTAGTGCGTCGAACAGTTCTCCCATTACCAGTCTCCTCTACATGCCATTGAAGGTGTGAATCCACCTTACCCTCGACACGGTCTACGGTGTTGGATACCCTTTCTAGGGCATCCATGACTAGCGCATGGTCTTTGTGGTTCTCTTTGCGGAACTGTTGGATGAGCGCGACGATGATTGAGGCAACACCGGCAACCAGCCCGGTGAGAAGGAACGCCCAGCCTTGGTCAAGCATTGGGGTTCACCAGCCGGATGTGCCATGGTTCAGCACCTTTGCCGTTGGCGTCGCCGAGCACTTCGTGACTGAACCCAAACTTCTCTTCGTTGGCAAGCAACCATTCCAAGATTGGTCCGTTGGCGTTTGCAACGTCGATGGCGATGCCGTACAGATGTCGTGAACCGCGGGCTTTGGCGTTCGCTGGATCGTCAATCGGTGCAGCCATCGGAGCCATACCTTTCTTCAACCACCAAGTGGCACCATCCCACGTGCGGCTTGATTGCCCTGGTATTTCTCGTTTGACGTAACGCGACAAGAAGCCCGCCTTCTGCTGCTCGATGCTTCGGAAGGTGTCACCAGCCGACGTCGCTTTCAGTGTGATGCCGTCAGCCTGGGCGGCTTTCACCATTCGTTCCCAGCGTTCCGCTGCACACTTCTCAAGTTTGCCGCCACCGGTAACTGCGACCAGCATGTCTGGTGTTATCTCAGAAGGTTTCTTGCCTTTGAGATGTTCGCACCAGACGATGTCGCGGACCGGCCAGTTTGGGCGCGGCACGACTACTTCTTTTTCTTGGCTGGTGCACCGTTGGAGAATGCGTCACGAATCTCCGCTGCGGTCAAGTCACCATCAACGGACGCTGCCGCAAGTTTCTGCACGACTGCGATGACCGACATGGCACCTGCCATGATTGCCGACTTACCGACCGACACACCGATGACTGCACCGGTGGTGATTGCTGGAAGTGCCGTAGCAAGGAACAGAGCTGCGAGTCTTTGACCGAGATCAAGGTACTTCGCAATCGTGCCGTTTGGTTTTACATTCACGTCAGTTGTCATCCTCATCTCCCTGTGTTGCTGTTCCTGCCAAGTGTAATGCAAGAGACAGAATCGTGAAGAACAACGCCCAGTTCTGAATCGGCCCGGACAGGGTCATGATGGTGATGGCGGATGCACCCAGGGTGAAACCCAGGGCGAACATCTCTTTGCCAATCTTCTTGAACATCAGTTATTCCGTCTACGCAGGCTCGCACCGACAGCAACCATTGTAGAAGAAACTGCCACCAGTGTCCTTCGTTCTTCCACGGGAATCGTGGAGCCAACCATCACATAGGAATCAAACAGCCCAGTGAACACGTTGATGGCCGCCTCGAATGCTTGACGGACTTTCTTTGGTGCTTCTTGCACCGCGTCCACGATTGCTTGACCTTGCTCGGCAGTCAACTCCTCGACGACAACGGCTTCAAAGATTGCTTCGGCCTGCTCCTCGGTGACAACTGCCAAGACTTCTGCGGTCGTGGCAAGTTGTGTGGCCTGCTCGGTGGTCGGTGTCGTGGCAAGGATTTGTTCTACGGCTGCCACAATCTGCTCAGGTTTGAGGATGGCGACGTCGGCGAGCAGCTCTTCTACGAACTCATCCACTTCTTCTTCGGTGCTGGTTTCGGGCAACGGTTCTGGTTCAGGCTCGGTGGTTGTCGTGGTGGGTTCAGGCTGGGTCGTGGTGGTAGTTGGCTCGGGCTGGGTCGTAGTCGTAGTGGGTTCAGGCTGAGTGGTTGTCGTAGTTGATTCGGTAGTTGTAGTCGCAGGCTCCGTCGTAGTCGTAGTGGTGGAAGTCGTAGTCGTAGGCGGCTCAGTAGTCGTAGTTGTGGTGGTGGATGGCGGAACGTAGACGGTGGTAGTTGTGGTCGTTGCCGGGGCGACGTAGACGGTCGTGGTGGTCGTGGTGGTCTGAGCGACATAGACCGTCGTGGTGGTGGTTGTGGTCGTGGTGGTCGTAGTCGTTTCGGGAACCGTAGTCGTAGTGGTAGTGGTTTCAGGAACCGTGGTGGTGGTTGGGGTTGAGGTTTGGGTGAAGGCGTCGTCGGGAACTATTGACCAGCCTTCGTCGTCAATGTTCCAGGCGAGCATGATGCACGACGAGCCGCCGTTCTCGTACATCCACACTTCGAGCGGCTGGAGGCCCGGCTCAATCTCTAGTTGTCCTGATGGTATCCAGGAGCAGCCTTGGTCAAACCAATACTCAAACTCGTTGCCGCCGATGTTCGCGTAGCCGCCGTCATCTGTAGCCAACCAGAACTCAATCGTCGTGTGTTCAGGGATGTTGATGTAGCCAGTCATGTGAACCATGAACAGGTCGCCTGTGCAGCTCTCGTATGGTTCGCCGTCGTAGCTGCGGTTGATGTTGTTCTCTGTCTCGGTTCCGCAGATCGGATACTCGCTGGTGGAACGTAGCGGTGGTATCTCGTCGATGGTGTAGTAGGTGGTGGCAAGCCCTGGTTGCGGGTCTGCTTGGGCGGTAGTCGGCCAGAAGGCGAAGAAGACTGCCGGTGCGAGTATCAGCCAACGAAGGCTGTTAGAGAGGCGCATCCTCAACTACTGGTGATGTGAACTCTGTGCCGTTCCATAGGTCGCCGATGCTGGCATACTTGCCACGAGATGCGCCCTCGACGGGGTTGTTGTTGTAAGACGTTTGCACCCAGTCACCTGCGAGGCCGAGTGATGCGATGAACGCTTGACCTGTGGCTTCGTCGGGTGCGTCGTCGTTGCTGACGACGATGACACTCTGCACGACTGTGTTTGATACTTGTGCGAAGTGTGCCATGTTTAGACCTTGAACCTGATGTAGACAATACCGCTGCCGCCGTTGCCACCTAAGCGTGATGATGTGCCGTTGTCTATTGAGCCGCCACCGCCTGATGCCGTGTTAGCTCCTGCTGCTGTGCCGACACCTGTAACACCTCCAAAACCTGCGCCACCAACTGATGAACCGCCAGCCCCACCGGTTACTGATCCTGCACCGCCACCACCGCCAGCCTTGAACAATGACGATCCAATAA